GGTCGCGTCGTCGGTCGCGTCGTCGGTCGCGGCGTGGGTCGCGGCGTCGGTCGCGTCGTCGGTCGCGTCGTCGGTCGCGGCGTAGGTCGCGGCGCCGGTCGCGGCGCCGGTCGCGTCGCGGGTCGCGGCGTGGGTCGCGGCGCCGGTCGCGGCGCCGGTCGCGGCGTAGGTCGCGGCGTCGGTCGCGTCGCGGGTCGCGGCGTCGGTCGCGGCGTAGGTCGCGTCGTCGGTCGCCGCGGCGTAGGTCGCTGGCGGCGGAGGCTGGACGACCAAAGTCGCCAACCTCCGCCTTGCTGATGCGACCGCAATTGCGCACGCCGGCCCGATCGCGGACATCAATTCACGCTCCGCTATGCTCTGGCCAAAAAGACGCTGGTGGAGCTCAGGATGCTTTCGCAGGTACCAGACACCGCAGGCAATGCCGCTCGCGAGCGCAGCAGTCAGCGGACTTGCGCAAAAGACAATTGCCTTCGGTGGCTCCAACTTGGCACTTGCGTACATGCCGCGCACGGCATCGGCGCAGATTTGCTTATCGTCCGCGGTCATCGGCGCGGTGCTCATCGCGTTCGATGTCCACTTGTCGGCCCACGGCTTCAGCTGCGCGCGGTGCTCGTCGGTCAACGTGTAGAGCTTATTTTTGGCCATTGTCGTCACCGTTCCTTCGGTCTAGTCGTCCACGCGTTGCCAAGAGTCGACCGTCGCCTCGCGCTGGCGACGCACCTCGAAAACACTGCCCTCACCGCCGGTGAGGCGAATCGTCTCGTGGGTGTCGTGCGCGCGGTGATGCACCACGTCCGCGTGCGGCACCGACGCCAGCTGCAAGTAAGAGACGAGCGGATCTTTGCCCACGAAGTGGCGCACGCCCGGCGCGTCCACCGAGTGGTCGTGCCCGTACTGCGAATGGCTCACCACCGTCCGCGCCGCGTCCGGCTGCGCCTCGAATCCCGGCGGGATGGCCGCCACCTTGCGGAAAAGCACGTCGCCCTGGCATGCCATGTTCGTCACTTCTTTCATCGCTCTACCGTCCTTTCTTGACTGAACCTCTGCGCCGTCTTGATCTGCGCGCCGTTGCCGGTCAGGCTCGGGCTATGCGCCTTCTGCTCGCCTGCCTGCTGCTCGCCGTCGGTTGCGGCGCATCGAGCAAGGTCACCGTCGCCCCTGATGGCCGATGGCGTGCGACGGGCGCGGTAGCGCAGTCGCTCGGGAGCGTCGCCTACGCCGTGCCGACCACCACCGTCATGGTCATTCGGTGCATGGATTCCCTCGGAGGGGAGCCGACGAATTAGGGGCGGAGAAACGCAGTAACGCATCACGCCGCCTCGCCAGGTAATCGGATTCGCTTCGAAGGGCTCTTGCCCCAAGCGCCAGCCGGTACGCCATACTTCTCCTCGATCTTCGTCGGCCACGGCGCCGTCGGGCTCGACTCGCAATAGAGCCACCGCGAGACAACGCCGGTGCCGCAGCCGAGCACCTTCGTCGCGGTGGCCTGGTCGTGGCCACGAAGGCGCATCGCCTCCCAGAGGAGCCGGACCCCCTCACTGCGTCGTTTTCCAAGATTCGTCCGATAGGGTCGTCCTGACATGAGATGCACGATAATGGCATCTGGCAACGATGTCAACAGCCATCGTTGCGGCGCTTGCCATGCGAACCTTTGAGCAAGAGCTACGGCAAGCCATCGCCGCCGCCGGCTTTGATCTGAAGGGGGCCGGTCCTGCGACCGCTGGCAACGAGGACAGAACCATGGGCTCAAGTCTGGAAAGCGAAAACAGGTCATCCAGTCGGTTGCCGCCGTGGCCAGGCTCGCCGCTGCGCTCGGGACGACGGTGGAAAGGTTAGTGGCGGGCGAGAATGCCGCGGTGGAGGCGCCGAGCAGCCAAGAGCGCCCAAGTAGCCGCCCACGAGCCAGGTAGGAGAGCCTGCGCATGGCCGGCCGTCACGTCGGGTAGAATCGACAATCATGGCGCTTGACATTGTTGTCGAGTGCCATTATCGTCGGAGGCATGCAAACCAATTCCCCCGCCCTCGCAGTAGCCACGGCCGAGCTTTCAATCCGCCTTGACAGGCTCCAGCGCGAGGTGGAGCGCCCGCTGCCGGCGCTGACCACGGTGCTGGACCGCTACGAGGAGCTCTGCCGGCGCATCCGCGCTGAAAGGGGGCAGTCGTGAGCCCCCTCTCTCGCCAGCGCTGGACGTTCTGCGGCGTGATGTCGGTGCCTGGGATCGTCCTTTTTCTGATCAACGACGCCTCGCGCTCGACCAAGTCGCTTGTGGCGTACGACGACCTGCATCCTGTGCGGATCACGGAGAAGCAATGACCGCGCTCGTCCTCGCAGCAATCCTCACGCTCGCCCCGGCGCTCCCCGCGGCCACTGCGGAGCGGTACGCGGCCGACATCGCCCTGGCCGCCGGTGACGACTTGGAGATCGCCGTCGCTCTCGTCGTCACGGCGGCGGCTGAGTCTGACTTTCGCGAGACCATCGAGAGGTGTGCCTGCAAACGGTGGGAGTGCGACCCTGACAAGAACGGCAAACCGCGGGCGTACGGCCTATTCCAGCTGCAATTCTATTGGTGGGATGGGCACTCGCCGGACGAGATATGCGCGTCGAACACTCTTTCCACTGACCTAGCGGGGCGCGAGCTGCGCATTCACCGCGCGATGGTTGGCGGCAGCATGCGCAAGGCGATTCGCCGTCACGTTGGCAGACTGCCGGCGACGGACCGCCGCGTGAAGGACAGGCCGAAGAACTACGACCGTCTATATGCGAACGCGAGAAAGGCGTTGGTGGAATCGTGATCGAAGTCGTAATCGCTCTCTCCTCGGGGATTCTGCTCTGCGTAATCGCGTTCTGGGCCGGTCACCTGCACGGCCACAAGTGCGAGCGTACGCAGGCCATGAAGGCCATGCGCGCGATGCGGGCGGAGATCACGCGGGCAATGGAGCGCGAGTTGTCGTCCCACCCTTGGAGGGTTTCACCGTGGAATTGAGAGGTCAACCATGAAACTAGGCGCTCTGTTCACTGCCTCCGTCGTCGTTGGCGTCTACGCAATCGCGGCGCTCGTTGCGACGTGCAGCAGCTGCGCGGTCCGCGTCGGCGATGCGACGTGCACCGAGTACGTGCGCGCGCTCGAGGTGCGGCTCACCGAGTGCGAGCTGTCGCCCGACGCCTGGTACCACGAGCAGCTGCGCAAGGTTTACGCACAGTGCGAGGGCGGCGCGCTCGGCATCGTGGTCATGGACGCGGACCAGGCCGACGAGTGCGTTGCGAAAGCGCGCGCGATGTCGTGCGAGCGGCTGTCGCGAGGCTGGCCGGCGTGCGTCGGTATGGTGCAGCTGTGAAAGCGCCCCGGCCTCACAAGATTCCAGGGCTGGCGAACACGTCGCCGCGGCGAGTCGTTCTCGCCTGCCTCGAATGCGGCGCCCCGCTGGAGCACGGCGTGTGCCCGGCATGCCCGACGCCGCGCGACGAGCACGACCCCTGTGACGACAAGGCCGACATCCGATGAGCAACTACGAGCGTGGGCGCAAGCTGCTGCGGTTTCTCGGGACGCCCGTGCAGCGGGCGAAGCAAGTGCCCGTCGAGCAATCGAGCAACGGCGTGTGCCGCGATTGCCACGCGGTGATCGTGTGGTCAACGACGGCCACGGGAAAGCGCATGCCGTTCGACCCGAATCCCCAAGGCGACTGGGTCATCGTCGCCGGCAACGCCGTGACCTTCGGTCCGGCTCACGAGGGACAGCGCCGCTACGCGCCGCACTTCGCCTCGTGCCGCCAAAGTTCATCAAACAAGGAGACACGCCAATGATTACAGCAGCAGAATTCGACCGAAGAGCTTTGGAGATAGCTGGCGAGAAGGCTTACGTCCACGTGCAGATCGACATCGCGCACCACAACGGCTGCCTGCCAACGGTGCGCTTTGCGGTGTACGAGGAGCATGTTGGCTGGATCGGCTTGAACGAGGACACGACACCGGAGCGCGTGCTCAATGAGCTGCGCTCCAAGCTCGACGAGCATCGGGCGGAGCGCGTGGTGCTGGTAGGCGTTGACCCTTTGCCGGAGGCCGCCAATGGATAACGGCAACGCGCTCGCGACAACGGGGGGGGACTACGGCGGCCTGACCATGGCCACGTCGCCGGCCGAGGCGATGCGTCGCCTTCAGCAGCTACAGGCGTTCGTGCAAGAGGTCATGAAGGAGGACATCGACTTCGGGGTAATCCCCGGGACCGACAAGCCGACGCTGCTCCAGCCGGGCGCGCAGAAACTCTGCGAGATCTACGGCTTCTCGCAGTCGTTCCAGGACGTGCGCGCAGTCGAGGATTGGGACAAGCCGCTTTTCCATTACGAGGTTAGGTGCGTTCTCACGTCGCGCAGCGACGGCGGCTTCATTGGCGACGGCATCGGCTCGTGCAACTCAAAAGAGAAGCGCTACGCCGGCCGATGGGCATTCGATAACGAGATTCCGCCGGGTCTCGCGAAAGCCACGCTGAAACGCCGCGAGGGCAAGAGCAAGAAGAACGGGCGGCCCTACACGCAATTCTTCATCCCGAACGACGACATCTTCTCGCTCGTCAACACCATCAAAAAGATGGCGTGCAAGCGAGCGCTTGTCATGGCCGTCATCGGCGCAACGCGCTCGTCGGGGCTCTTCACGCAAGACGTCGAAGACTTGCCCGAGGAGGCCTTCACGGGCGGACGCGCGGCTCCGTCGTCGCCTCCGCCGCCGAACGACCAGCAATCGGCCATGCTCTTTACGGCCATTCTCGGCGAGATCATGAAAGCCGACACGCTCGACGACCTTGGGCGCGCAAAGCAGCGCATCGTTCGCGCGCGCAACGACAGGAGTCTGCCAGAAAAGGCGCTGGTCGAGCTCATCGACGCTGGGACGCAGCGCAAGGTCGCCATTGAAGGCGCACAGGAGGAGGTGCCCCATGCGTAGCGGTGGCGGCCGCCCCGCGGCCTACAAGACGAAGGACGGGAAGCGCGTGCCCGGCGTGACGACCGTTGTTGGCCGGTTCAAAGACTCCGGCGGGCTCATCAACTGGGCCTGGAAGATCGGCCTCGAGGGCGGCGATATCAACGCCGTTCGCGACCAAGCCGGCGGCATCGGCAAGATTTGCCACGGATGGATCGACGACGAGGTGCACGGGCGGCCGCTCACCGAATTCCGCGACGCCACGCCAGAGGACTTGGCCGCCGCCGCGAACGGCCTCGACGCGTTCCGCACGTGGCGCGCGCAGGTGAGCCTCGAGATCCTCTCCACCGAGACGCCGCACGTCTCGGAGGCGATGCGCGTCGGCGGGACCTACGACGCCATCGGTCTCGTGCACGGCAAGGCGTCGCTCATCGATTGGAAAACGTCGGGGCGCATCTATCCGGAGTACGTGATCCAGCTCGCCGCTTACCGCGAGATTGTGCGCGAGTGCACCGGCCAAGAGCTCGACGGCGCCCACCTCCTTCGGGTCGGAAAGGAGTTCGGCGACTTTCACTACCACTTCTTCCCGCCGGCCATTCTCGACGTGGGCCTCGAGGCGTTTCGCGGCATGCGCAAACTCTACGAGCTCGACGCCGTGCTGAAGAAGGTGGCCTGATGCCCGCCACGTACGGCCACACACGCTCGCACGGCACTGGCGTCATCCGCCGCGCATCGAAGAACAGGGCCGGCTGGCAGGCTTTCGGGCCGCAGAAGGGCGGAAAGAAGGGGCCGTACTTGGGGCACTTCGATACGTACGGCCAGGCGGAGCGTGCGATCACGTTCTTTCTCGAACGGGCAAAGGTGGCGTGATGGCAGCTGGCAACGAGATGCGGGCCGCCAAGACGGGGCGAATCGAGCGCTCGCGGTGGAAACCGGGCTGGATCGCCTACGCACCCGGGCTCAAGAACACGCGCGGCGTGAAGCTTGGTCACTTCGACAACTACAGGGCCGCAGAGAAGGCAATCGCGGAGTTCATGGAAAGGGCCAAGGTCGCGTGAATTCGCGTACTTGCCAACAATCTGCACTACTGCGCCGATTTACTATAGACACCGCTAATAGCGGTGCTAGATTGATTGGTGTGAGGCGGCAGACACCGCCTCCAAGGAGAGATAGGCAGAATGAAAACCATCGAAGAGCGCGCCAAAGAGAACTTCGTTTCGGTTGAGTACCAGGCCGCCCTGGATCGCGTCGCGGCGCGTGGGATTAAGAAGCACGAATACGCGTTCGAGGTTGCACTGCGCGAAGAGCTCGGCGTCACTGCGAGCGAGGCTGAGGCTGCGGAACTTGCGGTTATCAAGGCCGCCGACGAGCGCTTGGCAAAGGGCGAAGCTGCACTACACGCGACGCGCGTAGCCGCGCGTAAAGGTGCACAGTGAGCCGCCTCGCCGTGCGCGACAAGGTTCATGCCGGCACGCCTGGTACAGAGGATTACGACACCGGCCGCGTGGTCGCCGTGGACGGCGACCAGGTCGAGGTCGCCTGGAGCAACGGTACCCGCACCATCCAGTCCGCGTCCCTGCTTAGCCTCGACCCCGACGCGCAGTGCGCGACACACGGCTGCGCGCAACACCGGTGCCGCGAGTCGCACTGACCGCCCGCCAACGAAGTGGCCCCCGCGCGGCAGACACCGCCGGGGGCCGTGGGCCAAACCTGATAGGAGGATCGACCAATGAAAAAAGATACAGTGATTCAACTGGCAAGCAAGGCAGCGGCGGTTTTCGTCGACGAATTCCCTGGCGAGACGGTGTCTGGCGATTGGGACTCGGAGGCGTGGGCAATCGACAGCGCCAACCAGGCAACTACTGGCGCCGATTGGGAGCTGTATCGCTCTACGCTCGTCGCCGAGATCGCTAGGCTCAACAAATGAGACGTCGGCCGAGAAAAACAAAATCGACAGGCCACGGCGAGACGTGGTCGCAAGAGAAACGACGCGAGGAGGGCAAGACGGTCGTCGCGTCGTTTTCGTTGCACCCGCACCTCGTGACGTTGATCGGCGTGCTGGCGACCAAGTGGGACGTCTCGCGATCAGAAGTGGTGCGGCGCGGCGTCGACGCGCTCTGGCGCGGCCTGCCCTAGGCCCTGCCCATCCCCTGCGGCGCCCACGCGCGGCGCCTGACGAGCTGCGGCGGGGGCGGCGGAGGTGGCACGCCTGTGACGTCGCCGTACGCCGTCCCGAAGCCGTGGGCAATGCCCGACGTGTCCCCCAAACTGGTGACGAAGCCGAAGGCTGTCCCCGTGCCGTGGCTCGACCCGAGGAGCGCGTTGACGTCGCCGACGCCGTAGATCTCGCCGAACGCGGTGCCGGTGCCGGTTGCAGTGCCATCGACGACGCCAGGGCCGCCCCCCGGCGCGTCCTCCCAAAAGGTGTTTGCGACGGCGGCGGCCGCCGACTCGTCTATCCCGGCGACGAGATCGGACGACCGAAGGCGGCTCGACGGTTGCCGCCGCCAAACGTTCGCCATGGCCTAGCCGTTCGCTACTTCGATGGCGAGATCTGGAATCCCGCTCGCTGTGGAGTCGGCGGCGATCATGCAATAAAAGGCGCTGGTGTCGAATACCTGAGGCATGCCGGTGCGCAGTAGATCGTGGACGTCACCATCGTTGACCAGCCGCACGCGGCCGGACCAGAGCGGGCGTAGGACTAGAACATTGAATGTTCCAGCTGTCGCCACGCTTCCCTGCACGTTGGTGACGACCTGGACCCCGGAGTCTCCGGCCGCGAATGGGAGCTGCCAGCACCGCCCCACCGTGGGAGCCGCGCCTACGCCCGTCGCCCCGGTCGTGTTGCCGGTGTTGCCAGACTGGTCGGTGTAGGTGACGTTGACGGCCTGGTTTCCGGTGGCCGCCGTCACCTGCTCTACCCATATCTCCGTGAGGGAGTAGTTGGTTCCAGGGAGCCGAGCGGCATAGGACGGCTGCGCGGAGAGGGCGGTGTTGGCGTTGAATGCGTACGCCCCCGCCTTGAAAAGCAGGTCAAACAGTTGAATCCGGCAAGCCACTGTCGAGCCAAACTCGACCTTGGAAAGCCGCCCCGTGGCAGAGCCGCCGAACGCATTGATGATCGGCGTACCCGCGGTCGCGTCGGTGGGGACGACGCCGGCCGTCGTGCTGGTGCCGGCGAGCACGCCCGCGCCTGGGTTGCCGGCGAGATCGAACACAGAGAACCACTGCGCGGCGATCGTCGTCCTCGACGCCGTCTTGGTCCAATTGATTCGCTGCCTCGCCGCGGCGAGGTAGTTGTCGAGCGATAGGATGTCGGTCATCAGTCAAGTGTGGCGACGAGCGCGCCCGCCGCCGCGGTTGGGGTGATGAGGTTCGTTATCAATAGCGGTGCGTTCAGGGCGCCGGAGTGGATGATGTCGCCGTCGTCGTCGCCGAAGCTGAAGTGCGTCGCCGTATCGGTGCCCCCCGTGCACATTGGCCACGACAGGGCCGACGTGTTCGAGATCTGCGTCGGAGATGTGCCTGACAGCGTGATTGCGCCAGCGCCGGACCCGCGAATGACCGTTGCGCGCGCATAGCTAGTGTAAGCAATCTCGTTGGTTGTCTGCGAGCCCGCGTCCCCCGGGTCGGAAGAATGCAGCGCGACCTTGATGGTGCCAGCCGCCGCCGACGGCAGAACGCCCGCGGCGTCGCCCAGGCCAGGGATGGCGATATTTTGGTAGATGTGCGCCAGGATCGCAGCTTCGTACGTGTTGCTGATGGTCATGTCTTTTCGTCCTTCTCCTCGTCGGGCGCGAGCGCGATCGTGTGCCCCTCTTCGACGTGCGTCTCGTCCCGCGCCGCATCGTCGGCGTCGCGGGCGAGTTGGGTCATGTCGAGCAGCGGCGCCACCTTCGGAAACTCCATGGGCTCCTCGCCGGTGTCGTCCGTGCCGAAGTTGATGCGTTGTCCGTCGGCCGCGGCGCGCACGGCGCGGATCGCAGAGCAGATCTCCGCCCGCGTGATCTCCCCGTCTTTCGGCCCGCCCCTGCCGTCAAACCACGCGTTCTGCTCGAACACGCGCCCGGAGAATCCAGGGTCGTCTCGCCGCCCAACGACGTAGCTGTCGGCTCTCCCGATGGCCGCGGGGAAGAAGACGGCGAGGTAGCAATCCTCGAGGTTGTCGATTCGGTCGGCGTACGTGGAGAAGTAGCGCCGCACGTATCCGAGCTGCATGACGAACGACATCGCCTCTAGGCCCTCTGTCGATGTCCCGAGGGACCGCGCCGTCTGCGGCATGAACTGGATCAATCCCATCGCCCCGCTGTACGGCACGCCGCGGCGCTTGGCGTCGGCTTCTGCCCAGTGGTTACGCTGAGACGGGGAGAACGAGCCCCCCGTCTCGAACGAGACGACGCACGCAAGCCAGTCCGGATCTATACCGATGGTGTCGGCGCACGCAAAGAACGAGTGGAGCTCTTCGGACGTGAGCCTTGAGATGCCGCGCACCTTGAGGATCGAGCGCATCAATCAGCCCCCGCGTCGGCGATGCGCTTCGACGGTAGCCACGCCCGTATCCGATTGGTGCAATCGCCCATGGTGGTCTCGGGCGGGCATAGAATCTCGATGACGTCGAGCGCCGCCCGGATGGCCGTCTCCGGCGATGGCCGGCCGCCGCTGCACGAGGCGCCGAAGGCGATCCAGAGCGCCACGGCGATGACCAGCTTGAGGCGCTTCACTCAGGCCCCCGGTCGCCCCAGATGTTCGGGGCAGTGGCCGCGCCAGCCTTCCCCTTTGCCCGCCGAATCGCGCCGATGACGTCGAGCGGGAGAATAGAGAGCAACGCCCTCACCCACGGATTGGCCGCGGCGCCGAGCGTATGCAGAGCGACGGTAAGCGCCGTAATGGCCGCCAGCAATTCCACAACTTGTTCAGCCGTCATTTTGTTACCTCATTCTGCTCGAACGTCTCACCGTTCATTATCTCGAGACGCTTCGCCTTATCGATGGCCTTCTCTCTGATGCCAAGGATTGCGCAGATGTCTTTCAGCAAGTCGATAATCATCACCTGCTGTGTCTCGATAACCTTCAACCGTGTTTCGAATTCGGAATTCATGGCTTTACAACCCCGCTCTTTGCAAGTTGCGCAATGAGCAAGGCGCTGTCAGCCCGCTCCCTGATGTGTGCGAGTTCTTTCTTGTCCTCTCTCTGCTGCTCCTGAAGTTGCTCAATGTCCTTTGCGTACACGCGCAGGTCCGAGCGCAGCTCGTCCGCCTTGTGCTCGATCGCGGCGACGTACCCGCGCACCTGCCAAGAGACGGTGGCCGTAGTGCAGACCACCGTGGCCGCGGCAGTGCACAGCGCCCACACGACGCGCAATCGCTTTTCGCGCAGCGCCTTCGCGAGCAGGTCCCCTATGTCGCTCACATCGCCCATGCTTCCCTTTACGTCGTACTGTCCACGATGAGCCCGATCCCAGCGAGAGCGGTCAGAAGGTTCATCAGTGCCTCATTGTCAGCGGCATCGCCTTCGACTTCCGGCGGTGCCCCGCCCGGCAGAAAGGTCACCACGTGCGTCGTGCCGTCGGTCAGCTTGACAGTGAGCTGGCCGCCGTTGGCCGCGTCGCCGAACAGGATCGGCCCGTCGCCTGGCGACGGCACCTGGTCCGCTGCGGCTGTCTTCAGCTGCACCAACAACGTCTGCGAAGTCGTTCCCTCTGTTGCCATCTTCGTCTCCTTATCCAGCGCCTCTATCGCCTGGACCGAATACTGTGAATGTCGCCTTGACCCCGATGATCGTGAAGCCGACAACGGCATTGGCTCCACTCTCGGAATCGAATTCCACGATGAACTTGAATGACTGGTTCACCGAGTAGGACAGGCTGGACAGCGTGATCGTGTGCAGCGCGTTGTACACGCCAACGCTCGCGGAGCCGTCGACCGCGTCGCTGGACGCAGAGACGGAGTTATCCGCCATCGACACGCGGCGCACTCGAAACCGCGGCATGACGCCTGGTAGGTTGACATTGCCGCCACCGATGACCGTGAGCTCGACGTCCGTCAATTGGGCTCCGTCGGGCAGCTCAAGCGCGTAATAAGCGAAGTCCCCGGCCGTCGTCCCGCAAACGGCGCGGCCGTATTGGTCGATCGACCAAAGGGTCGGAGTTCCGAACGCTGGATGACCTCGCGAAATGCGCGTCATCGCGAGCTCGTGGACTTCGGTTACGACGGCCTCCCAGCCGGTGTCGCCGGTGCCGCTTACCTTGAGATACAGTAGGGTGCTGCTTCCGCCGTCCGTGCGGACGAAGCGCATTCCCACCGGGGCCGTGACTGCGCCCTCTGGCGTTCCGGAACCGTGGAGCGTGCGCGAAAAAAGCGACGACGATGATTGGACCACCCATTGAAATGTAGCGCCATCATCCGGCGTGACGGCGACGAACGTGATGGCGGAATACTGGCCAACCAGGGAATAGCCACCGGAGCCCTGCGCGGCATCTGTGCTCGTAAAGTCGATTGTTGTCGTCGTATCAAGAAGATTGTAAATGGTGTACCGCTTGCCTCCGTACAAAGAGAACGCATTGCCGCTTGGCAGCGTAACCGTCTTTGCTAGGGCATTCACCTGGATGAGTTCGTCAAGCAGCCCTGCCGTGTAGTTGTCAGTTATGACCCGGCGCGTGGACATGGTGTCCATGCATAAATCGGCGTCTTGAAAGCGAACACACGTGCAGTCGGCGAATATGACGGGGCCGACCTGGTAATTACCGTAGTAATTTACGCCGATATCCACTCCTTGCACAGTGGATACGCGAATGTTGTACTGCGAGGCCCGGTTCATGAAGTTGCTGACGATAGTCAGGTTGCGGCAGACGGCACCCGTAGGAGAGATGTCGATCGAGTAGTCCTGACCAGCGACGCCGCCGCTGATTAGGTTCCCCTCGATTCGAAGGGAGTAGATCTGCTGATCTGTGCCTAGTACGATGTGCGCGCCAGCTGTGAGCGCCGGTCCGCCCTGCTCCATGTGGCAATTCGAGATCTCGCCACGGAGGAACGAGCCCGTGATCTGGCAACGGCTATTCGACTGAAGAATCGTGTCCGTAATCGCGACCTGCCCTGCCGTGCCAACCGTGCCGGCGTCGCAATTGATGCCGTTCAGACATTGCGATATTAGGCACCCGAGCACGTTAAGGCCGGAGACGGGAGCTCCCGGGCCTACGAGGCGATGGGGGCCGGTGCCGGTGCCGGTGATGTCGACGAGCGCGCCCGTCGGTGTGAGCGAGATCTGGAAGTTGTTCGTCGTTGGATTGCGGACGTAGTAGAAGTCCTGCACTCCGTCTGTAATGCCCGTTCCGGCTAGCGAGCCGTCCGTCGCAAAAAGAGCCAGATCGCCTTCTAGCTTGCCGTGGGCAGTGCAATTGACGATGTTGAGGCCGGCGTCGAGAGTCATCGTCTTTGCGGGCGGGTAATAGACTTGGATGCCGTCGCCAGCGCACTCATGCACGTTCGTGCCGTCGCAGATGTTGATCAACGCAGAATTGAACGCGCCGAACTCACACGTGACACGGATGCCAGCATCGTCGAAGCCTGTACCGCCGCCATCTATATCGATATTCGATAGCGTGACTGCATAGGCATTGACGAGCTCGATGCCAATCTTCGCCGAAGCTCCGCCATGTAGCGCGAAGTTGGCCCACACCATCTGAGCGGTTGTGGTGCCGGTCGGATTCTCGTGGCGTATCGCCGTGCCAGCCCCTTCGTAATTGAGAATCGAATATTTGCCGGCGCCTTCGATATGCGTCCCCGTCGATACGACGAGCCGCGAGGCGAAGTTGTACGTTCCTTCCGGAATGTAGATGTGCCCGCCGAAAGTGAGCGCCGCTTGAATGGCAGCCGTGTTGTCCACGGCGGCATCGCTAGCGCCAAACCAGCGGACGTCGATGGCCCCCGAAAAGATGCGCTTGAACCTGTACCCAGCCGCCCCAACAAGCACCGTGCCGTCATTGTCGGCCGTGGACGTGTCGCCCGAGTCGAAGGCGAACAGCCCGCCGCCGCCATCATCAACCGTCTCTCTGGACTGGACGATGATCACCGCCGGAGGTACGCCGGTAAACGTTGCCGCGCTTCTTACGGAGTCGTAATCGTCAACGGTCGTAACGACCGTGCCACCGCCCCCACCGCCACCGCCGCCCGTAGTCGGGGTGACGATGTCTAGAATGTACTCATTCTCGTCGATGTCGAAAAGCGAGAGGCTATAGGAGCCGCCTTCGATGTCGGGCATGAACGACGGCCCGCCGCTTGTCGTCGAAGACAGCACAGAGGCCGATCCGGCTGGCTTCGTAAGAAACCATCGCCACGTTGCCGAAGTGATACCGACGGGCGATAGCTGGCACAGGAGCGCCACCTCGACATTCACCGGAGATGGGTGCTGTGCGCCGGCGGCGTTGAGCACGCCCGCGCCGCCAGGCTGGAACAGTTGGATGCCTCCCATTAGAGCGCCACCCCGTAAATGTTGCTAAGTCTCGTGCGCACCGAGGCTCTGACCGCCGCCGGAAGAACAGAAGAAAACTCGATCAGCTCGGATATGTTCGCCGTCACGCTGTGGGCGATGCCGACGTTGAGAGAGAACAGCGTCAGGAGCCCTCCCGGGTCTGTCCCGACATCGCCGGACGCTCTCACGACGCCGTTTTCAACGAGTTCGCCGCTGGCGCCGTTTAGAACCATCTCTATGATGGCGTGCGCGCCGTTCGCCACAGCTCCGGCGTAAGTAATATTCGCACCGGCACTGAGAATGGTGCGAGGCGTGGAATCGATGAGCATGAACGGTGTGCCGCCGCGAGACCAGACCGTGTCATGATTGGAGCCAGGAGATTGGACCGTAACCATCTTCATGACGAGAAAGACGGTACTCGGCTGAGCGGTGGCAAATGACGCTGTGTTCATAAAGTCGTCTACGCCATCGCCAGATATAGACGGCCTGCCGGTCGTGTCCGACAGAATAAACTTTGGCTGCCTAGCGGGTGTGCCCTGCGCGACATTCCGCCCGTTGCCGCTCTGGTCTGCCCACGCCAACACCGTCGCATCCCATTTGTTGTTGATATTGTAAGGCCCAGCCGCTTGCGACACCGATAACCCAGTCGTGCCTAGTGCAGTGGGGCCGGCCGCGGTGACAACGCCCGTCGCGACGTAGGTCGCTCCGTTGTTCTCGCTCCACTTGTACGTCGCTTGCCCGAGGCCAGTTCCTCCGGCGACCGAGTCGATCTCGAGATGCAGCCCAACCTGCCGCGTAGGCGTTCCGGATATCGTCCAGACAGGCGGCGACGTGCCCTCCGCCAAAAGCGTTGACCCGAGCGTTACTCCCATGTCGGCGCGGAGCCATATCGGTAGCCCGTATTGCGCCGCAAGCGCGAGCGGATTCCCGGCGCGGAGCCGCCGTACGGCCAACGGCACGCCCGGGTTGAGCGGTGGGAACCGGCGGTTCATCCGTTGAGGGCCATTCTTTGCGCTGCGCTGCGCGAGCAGATGGTGATCCGGAGAATGGTCGCGGAGACGACGCTCTTGACTACGATGCCGTTGACCTCCTGGTTGGCGTTGATGAGCCCCGGGCGCTCAACCTTGCGCTCGCCCGCGAAGAGGCGCGGCGTGATATTCGCCTGCGTCCCCGACGCGCCGGTGATGGTTTGGTCGACCGTCTCACCGCTCGTCGCGATCGACCACCGCCAAAATACGTCATCGTCGCACGTGAGCTCGACGATGCAGCCGCCGTTGATGGCGGCGCGGAGTTCGGCGTAGTTTGCCGCGGTCAAGTCGATGTGCACGCTCCCCGACGTGACTGGCACGGCGTAGCACATCCCGGTAACCGGACCGACGGGAACGAACAGCTCTTCTACTATTGTGGGCAGCATCCTACTCTCCTCCAATCATCGTTTCCGTGTCTGTCGCCATTCGCGCGCTCGTTTGGGTGACGCGTGGCGGCGGGCGCTCGCCCTGACTTTGGGTTGCCGCCGTGTCGCTCATTGCCGCCTGGTACTTGATGGCGAATGCCGTGGAGAACGTGCGCTCTCCGGCGCCGTCAATGTCGAGCAGCGAATCGAGAATGAGCCGCTGCCGGATCGGAACTTCGATACCGCGCTGATCGAGCTTGCGTAGCTTCTCGAGCGTCTTCAGGCGCACGTGCTGGATAAGCGCCGGGTGCACGTAGGCGATGGCGTCGATCTGATCGCGGGTGACCGACCCCTTGGGGATGTCGGCGATGACGGCGAGCGGTTGGGTCACCGCGGTGTGCAGCTGCGCGTACTGCTGAATGTCCGCCCGGCTCGGGTAAGTCTTTGACGATAGCGGGGTCATGCTCTCGTGCTGGACGAGACCGCCGGGCAGCTTCGCGGCGAGCAGCTGGACGGCCTTCGTCGTCGCGATGACCGCGGCGCCGACGGCGTGGGGGTCGGCGTCGAACGAGCTGCCGAAGACGCTCCCAGCGTTGTCTCGGATGCGCTGGCCCGAATTCTCGTTGGCCGCAAGCACCTCTCTCGCGCGCTCTTTGTAGGCGAGCTCGGGGGTCGCGTGCTTGCCCTGGAAGAGCTCGAGCGCGGTGGGGGTTGGGGCCCCCTTAGCGGCCGAAGCGACCGCCTTGACCTTGGCGCCTGCGCCCTCGATGCCCGCGAAAAGCTTGCCCAGCGATCCGTCGATAGAGACGCCGGCTTTCTCGGCGTAGCGCTCGATCATCGCCATCCTGCGGACCATCAGTCCGGGGTTTTTCAGCGAGGCGCCCACCGCGCCGATGGCCGCGCCGATGGGCCCGCCGACCATCCCCCCCACGGCCGCACCGGTGAGCTCGCCCACGGAGCCGCTCTCCAGCCGCTCGAGCGCGCGGAGCTGGTTCGACAGAACGAGCGACTTTTCGGCCTTCGCTACGGTCGCTTCGAAGCCCTCGGCCGCCTTGACCACCCTCGCGAGCTCGGCGGCTTTCTCGGGGGTGAGCTCCCCGGCCTTGGAGAGCGACGCGGCGAGGTCTTTGGTATTGGCGATGTGCTTGCGGATGAGCTTGTGATCGAGGTCATTGTTGGCCGAGGTGAGCCCTTCGACGTACGAATGCGCCGCCTTCGGGTTGGCGCCCCTTGCCACTGGCCCAAAGGGGCTCGTCGCCACGTCGCCGGTCTTCGTCATGAAGCGCTCATCGAACACGCTCTTGCTGGCTATCCAGCGCGTGAACGGCTCGTTGACCTCGCGCTGCATCGCCGCTGCGCCGCCCCACACGGCCTCATCCTGCAAGCCCTGCTGAAGGCCGGCGTAAATGCCACGCATCTCCGATGCGACTTCCGCGTCAGAGGCAATCGACAGGCGCCGCTTCGGGTCGGTCAGCGTGCCGACGCGCTTCTTCAGGTTGTCGACCGCGACGAAGAGGCCCTCGTTGCTGCCCGTCTCCACGGCCGTGCCGAGCTCGCGCTCTGCCAAGGTGACGTACCGGTCCAGCTTTTTGAGCCTCGCCTGCTGGCCGTAAGCGACGGGGTCGTTGAGCATCTCGTCCAGGCGCCCGCGGATCGCCGCGATCTGCCCGTCCGCTTGCGCAATCTGCGCCGCCGACGACTCGCCGCGGCTGATGACCTTGCCGACGTTCGAGGCCTTGAGCGACCCCCGCCACTCCTCGGTCAGGTTCTCCGTGGCCGCCGCCATCTCGTCGACGTGCTTGACCACGTCGCGCTTGGCCGCCTCGCGGATGGTGTCGCCCTCGAACACGGCAATCCGGCGGGCCTCTTTGCCGGCCGCACCGCCCGCTGTGAGCGCTCGAATGGCCTCAGGGTCCTTCCCGCTGACCGCGCCCGACGCGCGCGCGTAGGCGTCTCGTAGCCCCGGCGCCGACTCGCCAAACTGCTGCTCGGCAACCTTGACCGCGTCGTCGCCGGTCGCCGGCTTGGCGAACCTGCTTGCAATGCGGTCCTTGCCGGCCCCGATGGCCTCGCCGAGCCCCTTGGCGGCAATGCCGAAACCGCCGCCGATGAGCAGCCCGTGCAGGCCAGCCGATACGGCCATCTCGCCTGTAAGCCTACGGTTCTCTATGTATGCCTGATCTTGCGCTGCCACTACGGCCAGCGGCGCACCCTCGATGGCGCCGGCCACGCCAGCGGCGCCCACGCGCGCAAGCCTGGAGCCACCGGCAAACGCCTGCCCGGCCAGCTTCTCGCCTACACCTGCGATGCCAGTTTCGTGCGCTCCAAGTCGCTCGAGTGCGGTGAGAGCGCGCCCACCGGGACCGGTGAGTGTCGTCCTAGCGGCACCGCCGGCGGCCCTTGACACCGCGCCGCCGACCCCGCGGGCTAGCGCTCCAAGGCCGCCTAGCTCGGCCCCGAGAACCTGGCCGCCAATCGTTCCGAGCGTCGACGAGACGGTGTTTTCTTCGGCCCTGAGCCGCGCGCCCTCTGCGTACCGTTGAGACGACCTGGCGCCTTCCAGCGTCCCAGCGCCCCCTCCGAGCGCCGCAGCGCCGGTTTCGAGCGCGCCGCGCCCGGTCATGTCCTCGAGGGGGTCGGCTCCGCCGCCGATCTGCGCGCCGATGGCCGTCGCCGCCCGTGGGATCGCGGTCGCCGCGTCGATGGTGCCGGTCGCGAAGCCTTCGGCGAACGCCTTCGCTTGGCCGCCAGCGGAGCCCGCCGCCTCGCGCTTAAGGGCCGCGTCAATGTCCTTCTGCGACGCTGGGACGAGCCCGGCGCGGTTGGCCGTCTCGACCTGCTCGCGCGGGACTTCGAACACCTTGCCGGCTTCGTCGCGGAAGAATAGCGGCTGCGTCATCGCCCCACCTGCTTAAACCCGACCGCTGCGGTTGGCGTCTTCGCCGACTTGCCGGTGTATTGAACCTGCGAGCCCTTGGCCGTTTGCGTCTCTTTGACCGATGAGCCGCGCTGCGCGTCGACGCGCGCCTGGTACTTGCGGTCAAGAACGTCCTTCATCTCTTTCACGGCCTGCTCTGCCGGCATGGCGCCGACCTTGTTCATCAGGGCGGCCTTCCAGCGCACGATGTCTTCGCTACGAACGACGCCCTGGCCGCCCATCGTGTTGCCGGTGTTGAGAACGTTTTCTAGGTGGATATCGACAGAGCGCAGGTCGTTCGGGCTGAGCGACGTGCCGCTCTTAGCGAGCGAGCCGAGGGCATTGATCGAGCCCACCGCGTCCGCGTGAAGGCCCTTGTATTCGCGGATCTTCGTCGCTTCAGGCGCCGACCGCGCGACGACTTGATTGCCTTGCAGGTCCTCGATGACGAGCTCGCGCGTCTTGTCGGCCTTCTCGGGGTCCATCCCCTCGGCCTTCTGGCGCTTCAGCTCGTTTTCGTACGTCCCGCCGACGACACCGCCGCGCTTGCTGAGCGTGTCGTATCGCTTGGAGACCTCTGCCTCCGTGGGATCGCGCATGCCGCCGCGCGAGCTCGGGACGACCTTCGCCGCCGTGGTCAGACTCGTCTTGCCGTAAGCCGCGTTCTGGAATTGCTGCTCGGCCGCAACCCGCCGCTGCTCGCCCTCGGCCAGCCACACGTCGAGCGCCGTCTTGATGTCTTCGCTCTTGGTCGACGCGGCGTAGCTCGCTGCCATCGTCTCGACCTTCTTTTGCTGGGCAATCTTCAGAGCCGCTTCGGCTTGGTCGAGGTTGCCGAATTGGCGATTGAGCACCGCGAGCTGGTTGCCAGCGGCCTCTTTGCCGGCCTCGATCTGCGCTCGCTGGGTAGCGATGTCGCGGTCGATGTAGCTATTGATCTGGTTAAGCACGACGTTCGGCCCGCCGGTGAGCGCCGCCGCTCCGGCTCCAAACGCCTGCGCGATCGCGGCCCCGATCTGACCGATGGCCCCGCGGTCCGAGAACCAGCGGTTAGCATCGAAGGACTTCGCGGTGCGGTCCGACTCTTCGGTGAGCCGCTCCAAGTCGTCTCGGTCCCGCCGGTACTGCCGCTCCTGCATGTCGCGGCGCATCTGCGCCACGCGCGCTTGCTCTTCAACCTGAGGTAGCGCCGCCTGGTAGGCCGCCGCTTCGCCCATCGCTCGCGCCGCTTCGGCTTGCGCCTTGGCCGAGCCTGCCATGTTGACGTTGATGCTGGCTTCGGCGCGAGCCTGCGCCTCGGGCCCGTTTGGGTCGTACGGCATGCCCGACGTTTCGCGCGTCTCTTGCTGGGTCGTCGGCAGAACACCGCCGCGGCGTGGGGCCTCGTAGACGGGCCGGTTGGCGTACGCGTCGATGTTGTTTTGCAGCTCCGACGCCTGAGCAAGCGCGGGGCTCGCAGGCTCCGCCGGTGCGGCCTGCGCCGGCGGCTGTGCGGCCTCCTGGCGGAATAGCGCTTGCTGGATCTTGCCAGCGTCTGACCCTGCAGGTGCCGCATCCGTTGCCGTGCGCGGCGGCATGGGCATCTGCTGGCCACCGCCGAGCTCGCGGGCGATTGCGTTGATATCGGCCACGTCGGCCGTGCGCATGTCCGGCGGCGGCGCTGCCGCGGCCTGAAGCTCTGGCGACAACTGCGCCGCCATGTCAGGGTCGTACGCAGGGAACGAGCTTCCGTCGTCGGCGTGGAAGATGCCGGCGCCAGGCTGAAGCTCGGGGTCCTGGTCGAAGCGAACGAGGGCCATTCAGTATCGCTCCCCCCTGATGAGCCGCGGGCGCGACGCGGCGGGCGCAGCCCCGGCCCTCGCCACCAGCGCCTCCAGCTCGTCCAATCGGCGTTGCTGCTCGCCGATGGCCGCCGTGTTCGTCATGGTCAGCCTGGCCGGATCGACCCGTTTCATGCCGTCCGGCCCGGTGCTCACGGCGCCAGCCGCCGCGGTCTGCTCGAGCTCCTGAGCCATCGGCGTGACCTGGTTGTCAGGCCCGTTGCGCGGGTCCTTGTAGTCCCACGCGTAGGACCCAGCCGGACGCAGGTCGGTCGACCTACGCATTGGCGGTATCCTGCGAATTGCATCGCTGATGCCGTCATTGGTCGCGCCGGCCATGCCCTGGCCAGGCTCACCGTTGAGCGTTTGGAGACGGTCGACCCTCTCGTGGATCTGGCCAGGCTCCGGCTCATCTAGCCATGCCGGCCTCGCGCCACCTTCCAGCGCGTCCAGCCGCTCAACGATGCTGGCAGCACTGACCGGGCGAATGTTCTCCTTCGCGCGAACGTCGGAGAGCATGTTGACGCCGGAGCCGATGAGCGAGCCGTACATGTTCATGTCCGCCGCGCGGTCGCGCTGGGCAATGTTCGCCATGCCCACGGAAACGCCTCGGTCGGCACCGTATCGGCTCGTGTCGGCACCGAGCTGGTTGCCCAGAATGCCCTGCCGCGCGGCCTCGCCGGCCTGCGTCTGCCCGATCGCCATACCCTCGGCGCCGAGCTGGCCCTGGATACCCTGCGCGCCGTACGCAGCCCCTAGATTGCCGTAGCCGAGCCCCGTATTCGCAGCGCCGCCGGCCGCGCCGAGCATCGTGCCGCCCGCGCCGAACCGCTGGCCCATGATGCCAACGTCGCCCGCGCGCACGCCCGAAAGCGCGTTCTGCTCGGCGCCCATGGCGTTAAGCCGCGTGTTCTGCCAATTGGCGGCCTCCTGGGCTCGAATAACGCCGGCCTGCTGGTTGGTCTGCGCACCGCCAACGGCACTCGAGCGGAGCGCGGCCCGGACGGCCGAAGGGGAGCCACCGCCGGTGCGCGCAATCGAAAGCGCGTTGCGGGCGTTGGCGTCTTGGCCCATGCGCAGCTGCGCCTCTGCGGCGCTCGGCCCAGGGCCCTGCTCGTAGAACGACCGCAGCCGGCCAATGGCCGCCATGGAATCGCCGCGCGCTGCCGCCGCATCCGAAGCGTTTCCCTCGGCCCGGCCGTAGGCGCCCGCCGCATCGCCGTAGAGGCCGGCGGCGCGGTCGTTCGCGCCGCGTTGGCCAAGATAGGCGTTGTACTGCCCCGACGCCGCATCGGCCCCGAGCTGGCGCCCCAGAAACCGCGTGCCCGCCGCGCCCTCTGCGCCAAGCCGACTCGCGCGGTCCGCCTCAGCGTTGAGACCTAGGCCCCCATACCGCGGCGCATCGCGGGCAATCCGCCCCGATGGCTGGTACTTCGTTGCGGGATCTTCGTCAAACTGGTCGCCGAGGAGCCCTCCGCCGGCTGCGCCAAGTGCGGCCCCGGCCGGACCGCCGAGGAAAAAGCCCCCCACGCCGCCGCCTATCATGCCAATCGTTCTGCCGACGCCCATTAGGCCCTCTTGCTCGCTTGCAGCCGCTTGAGGCCGCGCTCGGGGAAAACCTCGAAAGAGAGAGCGTTCAAGGCGATGCCCTGCCCCGGCTGTAGCGCTCCTTCGTCGTCCGACGTGGTCGCCTGGAGGCGAAACCGGAAGCTCCCGCCGCGCACGTAGGGCAGGTCGTATTGACGGTCGTCGGCGAACGGGTTGCCGCTGTCCCACGTCGCCGCCGGGGTGTCGTAAGTGGCCCCCGAGTCGCGCGAGACGTCGAGAAGCATGTTGACGTTGGGCACCAGCGCCTCGCCGAGCAGATGCACGCGCCGCACGCGCCCCGTCCCGGCGGCGCCAAAGAACCGAACATCTCCCGTCTCGATCGCGTAGGTGATCCACGTCGGCGAAGAGCCGTCGACGTCGTCGGTCCACTCGGCTGTTTCGCCGATGAGGCCATCAAAGAGCAGCTTCCCGCTCCAAGATGAGACGCTCTTGAATTCGCGGTCCGCGCCGTCCTCGGTGATAAAAAGCTCATCGGTCGACCATTCGCCGGTATCGGTATCGAACACGAGCAGTCGGCCGTCGCCATCGACGTCGCCGTCGGTAAAGCGCCAGCACTGGAAGACGGCGATGTGCTCTTCCGGAAGAGCTCGGCAACACGCGATGAACGGAAACGCCGCGAGCGTGTCTTGGATGGTGCGACCGACCCACGTCGGCGCCCCGCCGCCGCGCGGAAGTAGGAACATCTTGTCCGAGCGACCCTGGAAGAGGAGCCCTTGCGGCACCTCGCAGATCGCGCGCTGGTTCAAGAATCCCGTATCGGAAGGCAGCTTGCGCGGCCGCGTGAATTCGCCAAGCCCTTCGTTGTTCGGGCCGTCGCCGGTGACCGCCCATATCGCCTCGCGCGAGCCGACGAACCAGACGCCGTCGAGTTGCGCCACGCCGGTTACGTCGCCCTCGATGCTGCCTCGGAACGCCGTCTCTTCCTTCAGCGGAAACGCAAGGGCGTCTCCGGGTCGGATCTTCTTCGAAAACGCGTATTGCGAAGGCTCCTCGAGCCCACCGCAAATGATTCTGTCTTCGCCGGCCCAGATGTACTTGCACGGCGGCGGCTCGCCGTTGTCGAGAATGGTGCCGTCGCCGATGTAGATCGTCTCGTTGTCCGAGATGTCGTCGTCCGTCTGCTCGTCGGTGAATGTGAGCCGAGTCGACAGGTCAGGCGTGATGACGATCCGCTCATTCGGATTGAGCAGGAAGAAAACCGAGCCGTCGCGGACGGTGCGGTAGACTTCGCAAAAGATGGTGACGGTGTCGTTGGCCGAGCGGTCACTGAATGGCGGCTGCGCAATGGTGATAAGCGCGGCAGTGTTTTCGCCGATGCCCTCGTAGAGAATGGCCTCGCTCACCTGCGATCGGTGGACTCGCCCGCCCGCGTCGATCCACTTCCAGATCGCGCAATAGTGCCGCTCGCCCACGAAATCAGCAGCGCCGGACACGGTCTCGACCGTGAACTCTTTCGGCCCCTGGAACAGTCCACTCTCGTATAGCTGCGAGCCGTCGAATTCGCGCATGCGCGCGCCGGACAGGAAAAGCTGCCCGTTGATCTTCGCCCCCATCAACCTGTCGACATAATCGCCAGATCGGATCTCGACGAATTCGACCTTGCCCGCCGTCGTGGCCGCCCCGACCAGCGTGGGAAGCGCGGTGATGAAGATGTCGGCGGTGTATCCGGTATCGGTAACGGCCGTGTCGAGCACCGTGTGCCGGCGCTGCTCATAGGGCTCGTTGACGTACCAGTTACCGGCGAGCGCCTGTTCCTGCGCTACCACAGCTTCGCTGATGGCTTTTCCGGAGCCGATGTCCTGCGCGTGCAGCGTCGCCAAGTCGATGAGCCGATAGGTGCCGTAGTCCCCCGGCGGGACGCGCGCTGAATAGCCCTCGGACGTGAGGGTGTGCGTCTCATCGACGGCCCAGCAAAGCACGCCGCCCTCGGGCGAAACGAACGGCTTGGATATTGGCCACAGCGACGGCACGTAGACCGCCGGACCGCCGGCCCAGCCGTTGAACGCCCATGCGCCGAGCTGCCCCGCTGGTGTTCCCTCGCGCGCCCACGTCATCATCACGCTAAGCTCATTCGTGGAGCCCATGAGCGGCGCCCCGGCAGCGTCACCCGACGCGTCGATGGTCTGCACGGAGCCAACGATCGCGCCGCCATTGGTATACGTGGCGTAAAGTACGGTTCCGTCCGTGATGACGCCGATGCCAAACGACGTATTGGCCGGAGCGAACTGGCAGATCCCAACCTGCTTCGGTTCTACGCCAAAGGCCACCGAGCTCAAGAACGTGGCGTTGGTCCCGTCGGCCGCGACGCGCTGCGCGAACACGCCGACCGATATGCCTCCGACAATGCCCTCAAAACACAGCGCGACCTGCGTAGAATCGTATGGGCAGATGTCGAAGGAGGCGTGGTGCCCTGGGATAGGGTCCACCGTCGTGATCGGGGTGCTGAAGGCCACGTCGGCGCCGGTCAACGTGAGCGTGTCGAACACCCAGAGCTTGATCTCGTCGTCTTGCAGGTAGAAGACGAGCACATCGGTACCTAGCGCGATGCACTTCGGATTGAAGTACGACGACGCCGACTCGCCGAATGGCACGATCACGCCCGACGCCACGAGCTGCATAGTCGCTCGAGCGAACACGGAGAACATGAGCGCGCCGTCCGTATTGTTGATAGCGTCGTAGTCGTTGTGCACCACGAACAGGTGGCCGTTGTTGATTGCCATGTCCGACGCGATGGCGCTGAACCGAATCGTTGGCGTCGCCACCGTACGCAGCGGCGCTTCGAGGCTAGATAGGCAGCTCGCTACTGAAGGCTCCGTGTACGTGCCGCCCGGCTTTCGCTGCGTCCACTTGGCCGGGGCTAGCGCCACGTCGCGGGCAACGAAGTGCAGCGTTCGGTCCGCTTCGTAGTTCGCGCTCGCGATGACGTTTTCGGCTTCCAGCGCGATGTCGGCCGCTTCATTCTGGAAGACAAAACCATTACGCTGGACGATGCGTCCCTCTTTTTGGAAACGCACGTTCTCGGCGCGGATGAGCCGACCCTGCGGCAAAAGCTTCGCATCCGTCTCCTCGTGGAGCCCAGCGACCAGCGGAACGTGGACCTCGGGCATGGCTATACCGACCACCATCCCGTGCCGTCGCACGTGAGCCATACGGAGCCGTTGTTCGTTGCGAGCACGTACGGCACAAGCTGCCCGTCGATGTTCGCCAGCGCCTCGGGAGGCGAGATGGTGACACTGTTGACGGCAGCATTGAATGTGGCGTCTTTGACGATGACGTTCCTCCCAGCGGCGAGAGGCGGCAGGGTGACCGTGCTCGCGATGGCTGAAGTGTCGACCAGGTTGATGGGAATGACGCTGCTACCGCCGAGGAGCGCGAACGTGCCCGACTTGGCCGCAAGGACGAGCAGCGGCGACCGCCCACCTACGACCGCAAGCGCAGCGGTCAGCACGTCGTTGCAATAGTCAGTGATGCGCTTTACTGCGTCGGCCACGTTGCGCTCTAGCGCGCGGATCTCCCGCCCCGTGCTCTTCCCGTACTCGCCGAGCTCGACAAGTTTGGCAGAAAGTCTGTTAGGGTCGGTGGACGGCATTACCACTCCCCCCGCCAGCGGCCACGGCGCTGCGAGCGCGCCGTGTCACGCCCGTACGACGGCGCTACGCGCTGCATCGATGAGCACGCCGAAAGCACACGCTTCTCGGATTCCGCCTTCATCTGCATGGCGATCTGCGCCACGTTTTGCATGTCGTTGTCGCGCTCTGCGCACTTCATGACAACGTCGTGCGCTACCCAGTCGTCCCACCCCTCGAAGCCGTCGAACACGAACGCATCGTTGGTGACATCCGTCCACGCGGGTAGGTAATAGATTGTCACAGGGAAGGGCCTGTCCGGCGCTGGCATGAGCGCGATCCATCCATTGCCAACAGTCGCGCCGCTCTCCTCGCCGATGTTGAAGACGGCGAAGTGGATGGGCACGTCGGCAATGACGCCGTAGACCGAATATTCGTTGCGTGCGTTGAACGTCGTCGGCGTGAGCTCGCGCACGTCGTTCGGTGCGACGGTGATGTCGATCGCGTGAATCCGCACCGCCGTAACCGGAAGCGCCAAGAGGCCGTAGGACTTGCCCGTGTCCGGGCCAACGCCGGTCGACGTCGAGACGTTCTTGACGTAGAGAAGATCTCCCTTGTCGGTGACCATGGCGCGGAGCGCCTGCCAGCTCTCGTTGATCCACGTGTTGAGCTGCGACGTAGGATGGCGCGCGTTCGTCTCCGGCTCGCAGTCTGCAAGGGCCCGTATTCGGGTCCGCAGCTGCAGCAAGGTCCGCGCGCGCGCCATCGCCCCTACTCGTCCTTTCGGTGATGACTACGCTTCGCCGGCACAGCCACCGCCAAGCCAGGACCCTCGTGCTCCTCGATCACGCGCCGAGCCCCAACGAAGGGGTTGCCCGCCGGCACTTCTGGCGGTGCCTCGCTGGCAGCGTGCGCCTTGCCGATGGTCCCGCCGGCTCTCACGTCGGCGAAACGCTTCTGCTTGGCGACATCGGCGCGGTGCTCTGCCTCGTGCGCCTCGCTCCTCTGTCGTCATTGCCGCTACGGCGACCCGGTGGACATAGTCCGCCCGTCTCGCCATGTCTCGAGGGCTCATGGTTTCTTTCCCTTTCCGCCAAGAATCAGCGCAAGGCCGCCTGGCTTCTCGTCGTCGCCGCCGGACTTGCACAGCTCGATCAGGTCGTAGAGGCCCTGCGCCGATGGGGCCTCGGTGTATTCGTCGAAGGCGGCTTCGAAGCCTGCAGGCAACGTGCTGGCCGTCTCCTCTTCCTCCGCCATCGGCGACTCGTAGGAATCGCCTTCCTCTTCGTCGGAGCCGAGCATGGGTTTCGAGCCCATGCCCAGCGCCTTGCCCATGGGGCCCATCAGCGCGGCTCCCCTTCGAAGTAGATCCAGATCTTGTCTCCGGATGCTGGCTCCGCAGCTGCGCCGCCCTTGACGGTCGTTATCGTCGCCGTGCCGGCCGCGTTGTCTTGCGCCGTCACCACTGCGTTGTCGACAGTGAGCAGCGGCGAATAGACTCCGAAGCGCCACCGTCCCCGCCCGGCAGGGCATACAGGCGCCACGGTGATGCCGTAGATGCCAGTGCCCGTCTTGGCGATGACGATCCCGTTGGGGCCGAACACGAGCGTACCCGTGGCCCCTGATGCCCCGATGGGCACCTCGCAGGTCCACTTGACCGTATCGGTGGTGCCGATGCGGCCAAGGTCCTTCCCGTTGACCATTCCCGCGAGGCTCATGTTAAAGCCCCGTCATCAGAAGCGGGCAACGTCCCACTTCCTTCGGGTTGTAGACGTAGAAGGCCGGGATCACGACAAGCCGCAGCTCGTACGTGTCCTCCTCCGACTTGCGCAGGATGGTGTTGCCATCGCCCGCCATCGTCTCGGGGAATCCGCTCGCCGTGCGGAAGTGGATCGCGTCGGGCTTGAAGGCCCAGCACGTATCCGGCCGCACCTTGTTCGAGGAGAACACCTCGATCATCCCCGCGGTGGTCGACATCTTGAGCGCCGGGAAGGAGAAGATTCCGGCCTTCGCCGGCTCCCCGAGGTTTCTGATGCCGCGCGCCTCGAGCTCGTTGGCGAGCCCCGCCCACTGCTCATCGTGAATGAGAATCTTCGTCGGCTTCGAGCCGGCGCGAGACTTCATCCGCGTGACCAGTTTGACGATACGGTCCCTCGTGCCGAGCCCCGCCACCTCTGCGGCCGTCAGACGCACGCCGCCGCGCATCATCGGGTCGAGAGAGCGATCCACGCCGTTGAGCGTGTCCGTCGGGTCGAGCAGGGGAACGTATTCGCCTAGCGTGTTGACGATGAAGTTCGGCGTGGTCGTTCCGCCGAAGTCGGCATTGCGGAATGCGAACATGGTGCCCGTCCAGCCCGAAGGCGTGCCGGCCGTGAGAGCCACGGCGAGGGCATCGGACGTCGCCACCGTGAACGTTCCCGCGTTGCGATTGACCGCGAAGACGTACCCGATCGACCCCGAGCCTAGCAGTGCATCCGTCGTGAGCGTGCCGTTGTTGGCTGACGCCTGAAGTAGCATGCCCTTCTCGATGTGGACGATGTCTTGCTTATTGACCATCGTGCACACGCCGGTCGAGATGGTGAATCCGCCGGGTGACACCGAGTGACCCTCGTCACCGAGAAGCAGCGACTCGAAGTACGTGCCAACGCCTTCGATGAGCAGGTCGGTTTCCTTGGCTCTGTCTTGAAAGAACGCGCCCATGCGGTTCTTCGACAGGACCATCGCCTTGTGGCCGATGTAGACGCTCGACTTGTAGTCACCCCAGGGGATGATCCACGCGTCGCCGTTGAGATTGCCACCATTGGCCGTTGCAGCTCCAGCCTGAGCAGCCGCGCGAGTTGCCGCGTGTCCTTGCGGGCGCTGGTCGACGAAGGGAGCCACGAGGTACTTGCCGGTACCGTCGCCCTCTTCAGACGTGCCGATGATGTCGAGGAATACGTTGTCTTTGAGAAGGAGCTCGGGCACCTTCCCGTTGTCGTCGATGTAGCGTTCTTTATAGAAAGCCGCGAGGGCTTCCACCGTTGATCCGACCATTGGGAACTCCAATGACCGTGTCGGCTATGCGATTACTTCCCTTGCTGGGCGAGCTTCTGGGCAATCCCTGACCAATGGGCCAGCGACTCCTTATCGGACCGCCTGCGTTCGGGCGCAGCCTCCACAGTCGCAGAACGAGAGAGAGAGGTGGGCGCTTTCGCGACCCGCTTCACGTCGTTCACGCGACGGTCGGTTGCCACCCGAGTTATCGTGCTGGGGTCACGTTCCACGGTCGGGTCAAGCCCGCCGGTGAGTTGTTTCCACTGAGCAGCGGTGAGCCGCTCGGGATCGTACACCGCCTCGATCGCCTCCTCTTCGGAGATGCAATCCTCGGTGTCGGTTGTTTCGTCGTAGCGGTAATGCTTCAGCCGCTCGTCGTGGACCATCTTGATGAACCACGGGTGCTCGGCGGCGGCGGCCAATCGCTCGTCGCCGCTGCCAGCCATGCGCTCGGTAAGGTCATCGCGGTACTTGGCGCCGGCGGCGTCGGCAGCGGCCTTGCGGTCACGCTCTGCGGCGGCCTGGTCGCGCTCCTCGAGGCGCTTCTCGAGCTTCTGGCGCTCCAGGCGCTCAGCATCGAGGCGGCGTGTCAGGTCGGAGACGGCAGGGTCCTTCGATAGGTCGCCACGGTGCATCTTGGCCAGCCGCCCGCGCTGCCATTCGTCGACGGACTTGCCGAAGATGATCTCGAAGACGCGGTCTTCGTCGCCAGCCTTGAGCGCGGCGTCTGCCTCTGCGAACGGGCGCAGCTGCGCCACGAGCTCGCGGGCCTCGCTCTGGACCTTTTGGTGCGCGGCGATAACGTCCGACTCGCGCTTGTGGACCTTGGCCTTCTCTTCGTGGTGAAACTTGCGCAGCGACGCCCACACCCCGCCCGGAATCTTGTCGAGATCCAGGTCGATGAGCTTCAGCGCGCCGGCGATGTCGCCTTCTCGGGCGAGTCGCTTGGCTTTACCGAGTCCTCCAGAGAACTCGGGGACACCGGCCGCAGTAGCTTCTCCGCTCTCTCCTTCTTTGCCGCCTGGTAGGTCTTTTCCGCCCACTCCTTCAGCTTCATTCCCCCCAGGCTCTTTGGCATCTTTGCCCCCTAGCTTTGATACGGCGGCCGCGGCTTCGGGCGCGGCTTTGGCTTCGGTCTTTTTGCCATCGGTCTTCTCCTTCGCTTTGCCCTTCTCGGGCAGAAACTGGCCATTCTTGCCGCGCGGCTTCTCGCCCGACGCGGGCGCCTCGACGGCCTCGGTGTCCGCGCCCGTGTCGACGCCGAGCGACTTGGCTGCGACGGCGCCCCACTTCTCGGCGGACGCCTTGTCCTTCGCGGCCTGAGCTTTCGCCGCAACGGCTGCCGTGTCTGCTCCAGGCGCGGCCGTAGTCGCTTGGGTCGTCTCTTCAGCCATAGTGCAATCTCCCGATGAGCCCCCAACGGCGACAGATGCCGGCCATGGCCAAGTCGAAGTCGGCCCGGTGAAACGAGAGCAGAAACATGTAGGGGCGGTACCTCATTGTAGGACCTCGCCCGCGGGCGCGCCCATCGGCGCCGGGGCCATTGGCGGCATCACGCCCATTGCCTGCGGCGGCGGAGCCATTGCCGCTTGCTGCGCGGCCTGCTTTGCCGCCATGTCTTCGATGTAGCGATCGCAATCGCCCATGAACCGGACGAAGAATTGCTGGTTATAGTCGGGGCAGTTCTCCATCTCGGCATCGGCCCAAGCTCGAGCGACCTGCACGATCACGTCGGCGAGCGGCATCCACTTGATGGGGGGCCGGTACCTGAACGCCTTCGGATCGCCCTCGGCCCCGCGCTGCTCGGATTCCTTCGTCGCGTCGAGCCAGCTCTCGATATATTTGCTGATGAGCTGTTCCCACTTGTTCGTGGCGGAGATGGCGCTTTCGGGGTCCTTCGACCTGTAGATCTCCGCTCGCGCCGTGGGGCCGATGATCTGCTGCGAATAGAGTTCGTCTCCAAGCGATTGCCGGTCGGCAGGCGTATTGACTACGCCGCTCACCGGATATGGCTGGATAACGTACATGTCTTCGTCGAGCATGAGGTCGGACGCCTTCAGCGCTTCCGGCATGTCACCGCCGTGGAGCTTGACCTTGTAGTCGGGCACTTCGGCGATGAGTTCGCGCAGACACGCCATGTTCTGCCGCGCCTGACCGACTGCCGTGCGGCGCTCGTAGGCCTGCCACTGGACCGCAAACCGTTCGGTGCCGAGGAGCGAAAGCGTGCGCATTGCGGTCCCGGAGTTGACCCCGGGCTGCTTTTCGCCCGTTGCGGCCATCTCGGATACGCCAGAAACGTCGTGCCCCGTGCTGATGAGCAGCTGCCACCATTGGACGGTGGATGCGCTGATGGCGTTCGGCGTGTTGAATACCGGCGGCTGAGCGCCCTTCTGGTACTCCACAATGGTCTTCGCGATGTTGCTTTCGAGGCCCTCTTTCTTGACGGTGTCCTCCTCGATAAAGACCATCTGATTGGAGCCGACGCGCTCGGCGTTGCTCATGCGCTCGATCGAGGCGTTTGCCTCCATCGTCAGCTGGTAGACGTTATCGACAATCGAGGTGCCGTAGATGCCTTGAAGCCACTGCTCCCACACGTAGAACTCGAAGGGGAAGAAGTCGCGTTCGTAGGCTTCCCCGTCTGCGAGATCCTCTTTGCCGACGATGATGGCGTGCCGTCCCTTGGTGCGTTCTGAGATCTGAAGCCGCCAAGCCTCACGCACGAGGCACACGCGCGATACGTCGCTCGTGCGGCCAAACACGGCAGCCCAGCCGGGCTCATCGGATAGGTCGGCCGAATCGATGATGCCGTCCCTGAACTTCGATGGCGACTCGTCGGCCAGCTTGAACTTGTCGGCGGGGTAGACGTGGAACAGAGAGAGCGGCTGCCCTCCCATGGCGTCGACGGGGTCAACGAGCAGCTGCCAGCCTGGAATGGCGCGGATGTCGATCCGCTTCTCGGCCACATTCGCGGTGGTCTTCACGGCCCCCAAGTCGCCGACCATGGCGAAGAGCTGCGCCTTGAGGCACTCCTCCCACGCGTCGCTGGAGGGGCCCTGGCGCGCGAGCATGATGCCCTCGTTGATGCGCTCGATCTTCTTTGCCTTGCGCTTCGTGGACCAATCGCCGTCATTGACCACGAATTGGGTCTTTGGCTTCTGCTTGCCTGCGATCTTCGCGTGCGCCGCGTTGACCAGCATCCGGGCGAGGTTCACCCGTAGCGATTCGAAGTCCTCGTGAATGAGCTCGTCACGCGTGAAGTACGCCGCGGGATCTAGCCCAGCTAGCGGGCGCCCTTCGTAAAGCGAATGGTTGCGGACAACGCGCAGGCGCCGAGGGCTCTGCGTCTTGTCGAGGCTCTGGCACGTCGCGGTGACAGCAGAGGCGCACTTATCGTCCCGGAGCTCGTGCCAGAGGCTGGGCTCGATTCGGCGTGCCACGAGCCATACACTACGTGGCGCTACGAGCGGCTAGGAGCTAAGGGTCTACGAGGGTGTCGAGCGTCGACGGGTCGGCTATGCTGCCGCCCGATGCATTGCCTATGCGGTGGTCACATGGCGCGCGTTCGGCGCCGCTGGTTTGAACGTGTCTTAGCCGTGAGGACGGCCTGGCGCTGCGAGCGGTGTCGGCGGCGCAAGTTGCGCTGGCTTCGGTAGCTGCACCTCATTGCAGAACTTGCCGATGAGCTCTCCCAGCTTCGCGTGCAGCACGTCCATGCACGGCTCGCAGAACGTGAACTTGTACGTAAATTGCTGCTTTGGTGACATGATGGCGACGCGTCCGCCGAGCTCACCGGGGGCGGGTTTGCCGCACCGCGCGCATTCGTTCTGTGGTACCGGGTTCATTCTCGTGTCTGTCCTTTCTTGCTCACCGAGCCCAGCGTCCGTGCATTGACGCCCGCAGCCTCTGCTCGCGGGCCTTGCGAACGCGGGCCATCGACTCCTCGCGCTCCTTCAGCCGGATCATGTCGTCGTACTCCGGCGTACCCTTCTGCGGCTTGTCTGCCGGCGCGGTCGGCTCCCCCCAGGCGTGGCAATCGCGCCAGCCGTACAGACTCGCATCGATGCTGTGGCAGAGAAACCGGTCGTCGATGTCCTTGCGGTCTTCGTCCCACTGGGCCAGCTCGAGCTCGTCGACGAGCGGTCTGGTGTCCGGCTCGTAGAGTTTAATCAGATCGTCGTCAAAGGCGTCGTTCATGTTCTCGATGTAGGCGTTTCGCTCTGTCTTCTGCGCAGCGACCACGGCGAGGCTGTGTCGGCGCCTCCACTCGGACGTGTAGCCCTTGCCGAGCCCCCCTTCGTCGACGACGGCGTAGCGGAGCGCGGGGAACTCAGCGAACAGGGCGCGAAGGTGATCGGCCCCATCGCTCGGCGCCATGTCCTTGTGCTTGGTGGCCCGGGCGATGGTAACGACCTTGCTGTACCGCTCCCAGAAGAGCGTGGAGAAGGCCATCGACTCAACCTTGGCCGAGCTGCCCAAGTCGACGCCGACGACGCCAGCGAGCCCCTGAGGCACGGCGTTGACCATGTGGCGGGCCCGGTCGAACCGGAATACCAGCGACGAGACGTCCCGAATCCACTGCGCCATGTATTCGCGCAGGTAGACGGGGTTATCGGCCGCCCACTTCTTCGATTCCCGCTTGCGCTTCAGCCACTCGGCGGCGTGGGGGATGAAGGGGTTATCCAGCACCGTCCAGTGGTACGTGGGTATCTTCTGGACCTCAGGGTTTTTCCCGGTGGTAAGGTCGTGAAAGTGCCCCACGCACGCCGCGTTGGGGGAGCCGATGAGCCATTTGTCCCCGTCGAGGTCGAGCAGTGCCGCGTCGAGTACGTCGTCGGACATGTACCGAAGCAGCGTCTTCGGGAAGCTGCCGGGCTCGTCGATGACCACGCGGCCGTACTTGCCCCCGCGGAGCGCCTCGACCTTGCGCATGTCGTCGCCCCCAACGAGGAAGATCTGACTGCCCGTCTCTGGGACCTCGGCGATCAGCTCGTGGTCGTTCATCTTCATCCCGAGCCGATATCGGTCGTTTACCTCCTTCACGACCGGCCACATGATTCGCCTCGCCTGCACCGCGGACAGGGCGATGTAGGGGCATTGGCAACGCACCTCGCGCGCCTTGTCGTAGAGCCCCACGGCGCCCGCCCACGTCCCCCCTCCGCGCCGACCCTTTAACGCCGCCTTTTCCTTCGCGGGGTCGTCTACAAACTCACGTTGCTTCGGGAAGAGGCCATCGAGCCAGCGCCGCCGTGGCCGCATGCGATCGTGAGCCCTGAGCAGCGCTGCGGTCGACATTCAAAGCCGCTGATGACGCTGTCGTTCGGCGCACTCCTCACAGCCGACCGAGCAGCGTCCGCAGTCGTCGTAGTACCAGCCGGCGCCGCCGCAGGTTTCGCACGCCTGGCATACAGCGCATGCGTAGAAACTGTCGCCGCCTTGACCATTGACCATAAGCTCGCCGCCGTCTCTGCCGCAGTTTCCACACGCCTTCGGATGCACAAACCATTCGATACGCACGCTGCCGGTCAACTTCGCCGTCATCTGACCAGCGATGAATGTGCCCGGTATCCGCACCTCGTAGGCAGCCTCACGTAGCGATAGCGCGTTGGCCTCGTCCCTCAGCCTAAGCAAGGCGCCACCAGCATCAAGCGCCTCGACGGCCACCGTTGCTGTCAGAACTAGGCGCCCAGGATTGGAGAAGCTGTCGCCGGTAACGAAACACGCAACGTATTCGTCTCCAACTTTCAGCATTACGCTGCCGTCTCTTTCTTGCCCTTGCAGAATTGCCTGTGGGAGCCGAGGGCCTGGGCTGTTTTGAACGTCTTCGAGCAATCGCCGCACACAAGTTGGATGTCCAGCGCCTCCCATTGTATCACCCGGCTCCACGCGATGCCGTGGAGGTTCTCTCCGATTATGAGGCTATGCGTCGCTGGGTCGTAGCGCATGCCGGCCGCACCCATCTCTGCGCAGTCGTCCTCTGACAGCTGGGAGCGAGAGCCGTCGAGCAGAGGGTGCGTGAAGTCGAAGTCGAGCCAGACGCGCGAGAGTTTCATGAGTACCACCAATCGTCATCGGCCACGGCCTTGAGCGCATCGCGGTTGATCTTACGTGCCAGCGACGCTAGCACGGCCGCGGCGAAGAACCTGAGTCGATAGCCCATCAGCGTTTCCCCCTGGTCTCGTCCTGGCCGAGCACCGAGCCAGCGAGCGCCCACACCTCCTCGACGGTGTACTTCCCGCCGCCTAGCAAGGCTTTTTGGGTTTGCGCTTTTTCATGGTTGCTTCTCCTTGCGTCATCATCCGCTATCCCCTTCACGTTCGCGGCCCGCGCGTCGTCGATGCGCTTGCCTACACGTCTGAGCAACTTCTCGAACGTGCGCGGCTCGTTGTCGGGCTCACTCTCGGACAGGCCGAGGATGTCGCTCATGTCGTCGAGCGCGCTGGCGTTGAACCCTGGCTTATCGTCTACCGTTACCGCTGCAATTTTGATCATCATGGTTTTCTCCTTCCCCCGCGCCAGCTTGGTGAACCTGAACGGCGGTCCGTCGGCGCATCTGTGGCCAGCCTTGTGTATGTAGTCTAAGCAACCGCAGTCGGCGCCAATCAGTGCATCCCATTGCTGCCGTCCTCTACCGCCATCTCCTCGGCCAGCGCCGCCTTTAGACGAACGATGCGTTCCTCTTTCGACAGCTTGGCATATTCGTCGTCGTGTTCTGCCGGCTTGTCGTCCTTCTGCCTGCGTGTCGATGTTACGCCGCGGATATCCATCTGCAGCTGGATCGCCTTGATTGCGGCAATGACATTGCCATCGCTGGCCGCTTGCGTTTCTAGCTCGTCGAGTGCGCGCATCTTCGATTCCACCCACTGCTCCAATGGGCCACCGGTGCGAGCAAGAATGCCGCTCGCGATGATGGCTCGATCACCCACGGTCCGTGGGTGGCATCCCCATGCGCTTGCCAATTCCTTGTGCGACGCCCCGGCCCGCCACTCGCGCGTCACCATCAGCTTGACGATATGGTCGACCTGCTCGTCCGCGGTCAGTCTATTCGGCGGCTTTGCAGGCTCTGTCGGCGTATCTTTTGCCGCTGGCGGCGAGCCGGAAAGTTTCTCCGGCTCCACAAGTTCCAGCAGCTGCGTCGAATGTTTGCCGTTTGCGCCGACGCGTGGAGCGCCGACGCATTTGTAACCGAGTTTTTCAAACCAGCCGATCTTCTCGCCGATCGCATTCACGAACTTCGGCCGAGTCCGGCCCATCAGCGCCCTACCCACACCTCCGCCCTGTGCATCTTGCACAACCGATAGCGCTTGTAACTTTCCCTTTGTCACCAGCGCCACACCCACATCCTGCCCCGCGCGCACCGCCACGATGCAACCACCATTGGTTGCACACCGAAAAAACAGCTCCCTGCCAACGAACCCGGGATGTTTGGCTCGATCCAGAACCTTCTTGGCTCGCTCGTAATCCCCGGCCCCGAGCAATTCGAACGTCAGCTCCATGGCCACAACCCAAGCCTCCCGCGCACAGGCAGATGCTCCGTCGGAGTCGCAGCACGAAGCACCCACGCAAAGCGAAACCCATCACATGAGCAGCAAGCCGCCGTTGCGTCTTCGTCTCGCACTGCACGCACGTCCACCAATTCCACCGTGCAGACCGTGACTCCACGAGGTCCAATCTCAAAGTCAGTGCCAGGCCACATTGCGAGCGACGAGCAGATTACAAGCGTGCCGCGGTGCACGGTCTGCCACGAGCGCAGCTCCACCGTCTTCCGCCCGCTCGCAATCAGCGACGCCCACGGCTGGCGCACGCTCAGTCCCATCGCGCGCGCGTGGTGAGGCGAACGCTCCTTGTGGTCGGTGCGCTCGGCGGGGGTCATGAGGTAGCCCCACGAAACCACTGCCACGATTGAACGCGAAACACGCTAGCCTTGAAGTCTTCTAGCGCTTCAGGTTCTCCAGCTCGCGCTTGAGCTGCGACGCTACCAGGCCGTGCTCGCAGGACGGCTCTGTGCTCGCACGGGGGGAGGTGTGGGCTGGGGCCCCCGGAGAGTCTGCCCGCTTCTCTTGCCATGGGAACGACACCGGCCACAATCCCTTGGGTGGTAGTGACAGCTCGCTCTCGCGGTAGATGCAGGCTGAACCGCTTGGCATTCTGACGAGGTAATGCGCGGAGTGGTCGAATGTGTGCTGTTCGGCAACCTCAGCGATGGCATCGCTGCCGCCAACCCTCACAGGAGTTCCGATGCAATACTTGAACATCCCTACCTCCTTCGCGTGACCATACGCGATTTGACCTCGGATGACCTTGACAACGTAGCAGAATTGGCGGCTGGATCGCGCGGTGGCTGTCGTGTCCATTCCACACGCTGTCGAGCCCACGCCACGGCCTTTCTCGCAGCAGCGACCGACCGCACGATGACGTAGTGACCGCCGTGGAGTCGGCTGACCCGACGCCAAGACCGAAGCGGCGATGCCCGCGAGCGCCGACGCTGTTGCGCCACGCGACGACGCCAGGCTCTGCGGCGAGCGCATCCATCATCGCGTGCGTCGACGGTCGCTTCTTGGCGCTCGAGGTGAAAGACGCGAAGGGCGTTCAGAGCGACGAGCAACAGCGCTGGGGCAACAGCGTCGAGGATGGCGGAGACGAGCTTGGTTTCGCTCACGACTCCCCCTCGGCTTCGGCCTTGGCGTATTCTTTCTCCATGAACGCGTACGCTTTCGCTACCCGATGCAGCGTTTCCTCTAGCGTCATGCCACAGCCAACAGCAACGCTAGCGCAGCACTGCACAACGGCCAGCCAAGCGTCGTTTACCCCCAGATCCAGCTCGACTATCACGTCGCGGATTCTGTGCGCGGCTACGTCGGAGGGGCTCAAGCGACCTCCTTCGTCGGCAAAGGCTGCTCTATCGGTTGGACACAGCTTTGCCACGCTTTACCAACAACTTGTTGATTGGCGAGTCGCTTTCGTCGGCGCTTGGTGGCCCACCGTACGCTTGACCCTGGCCTGCCGAAGAGTTCGCCGAGTCGTTCTGACGACCAATGCCCCGTGGCCTCCATCGCCTCCCAGAGGGCCGCGCGGGCGTCCATTGGCCCTCTCCTGCGGTCGCCCCCCAAAAGCTCGTCTACGGTCACGTGGTGGGCCTTAGCGAGGCGTTTGATGAGGGAGAGGATCTCCCCGTCATCGCGCTCGCGGATTCTCGCCATGACTTGCTGACCGGTCATCGGACGGCTCCAATCTTGCCAATGCCCATCGACCCAAGTTTTGCTGCGAGCTCCGCCGCGGAGAGTGCCGGCGCCACCGGCTCGGCAGGTCGGACAGGCGCTACTCGGGGCTTGGCCGTCGGCGGGTTGCCGTAGCTCTGCCAGCTCTTCCGGATGTACTTCGCCGCATGTCGCGCGCCGACGAGAAAGTCCCTGTGGCCGTGGTCCCGCAGGTACGTCTTGACCACGTGGCGCAACCACCGTTCGGCTTCTTCGCCGCGCTCTTTCGCCTTGCCGCCGAGCCCCTGGAGCACGCGGTTCTCGCTTTCCGGGCCGGCGTCAACGAAATCGAAATTGTACGGCTCGCGGTACTTCGCCTGCCATTCCTCCGCGAACACGCGCTTCGCCAGGTCGTAGCCGGACTCAGGCTTGGCTGGCTCCTCGGGCTCGACCGACTCTGGCGGCGGGGGGGGGACGGACTTCAGCCGCGCCGAGCTCGCGCGGTGACAGTCACGTTCTGGAGATTCTGTCTCTGGATCAGAAGATCCAGATCCCGTGCCCGATCCCGGACGCTCTCGAGCGTCTCCAGTAGACGCCCCCGGAGACGCTATGGGAGACGCTCCCCGAGACGCTCTGTTGTGACGCTTCTCAACCCACTGCGTCCGCTTGGCTTCGAGCTCAGCATGGGAGGGGTTGTACTTGAGAAAGTCGTGAAGCTCGTATCCACCCGGATGCTTGGAGAGAAAGCCCACCTCGGTCAGGCGTGCGAGCTCCTCGATGCTGGCCATGAGGCCAGCCACCTCGATGGGGATGATCCCGTCCGACTCGCGTTCGGCGCACCATGCCCCTATCCGGACCCATGCCCCCATGGCTGGGTTGCCGGCCCGAACGACCTTCGCGTGGAACGAAAGCTTGTCGTCAACCTTGAACCAGGTCATCGCAGTCGCCCCTCGATCTGCGCCTGTCGCCACGCCACCTCCTGCTCGAGCCGCGCCACCTCCTGCGCCCTCATGGCTTCACCGTGAGGACAAGGTCAGGGACGCAGAGAATGCCGCCTTCGTATCGACGAGCCTCGATCGCGACCTCACTCACGCCACAGATCGTGCACTGTAGCGAGTAGGGGTCGTGGGCGTTCACGTGCGCACCTCGAGCTTCCTGTATTCGTCCTCCGTCAGCCCGTACGACCACGCGCCGCCCTCGCACGCTGTCTTGATGTGAGCGGGCATGGGCAGCGCGAAGTCTCGCCCCGTCGCGCAGCGGGCCTTGAGAAACAGGCTCCCCGCCGCATCGGGCAGATCCACTTTGATCAGAGTGCCAAACTGCGGATTCGGGTCCTCCTGCACAACGGTCGCGTTGAGCTCAGCAAGAATGCGCTTCCAGCCGATGCTCTCGCAGCCGGCGCGGCGCTGCTCGATGTTGCCCCATTGCAGCACCTCTTCTGGCCGCACGTTGTCCTTATCTGTGATCCACTTCGCCGGTACCCGAAGACCGTGCCAATAGAAAAGCTCCCATCCGTCGCGCCACTTGTGCGACGGGCCGCTTTCGCAGTGCGGTCGGTTCTGCTCATCAATGAGCAGCGTTTCCGGCCGGTCGGAGATAATGCAGAAGTCGGCAAACACGTACCGCGGGCCGGAATGCTCCGACAACGTCTCCCAGTGCTTCCAGCTCGAATAGTCGATATCGAGCTTGGCGACATGCCTGAAGAACGACAGAAACCCGTCGTAGGCGGACCACTGGTTACCCCCCTGGTAGCCGCGATACACGTTGGCGCACGAGCGAACCAGGAAGAACACAACCCGCGTGATCGCGGTGTAGGTCGCGGCGTCGGTCGCGGTGTAGGTCGCGTCGCGGGTCGCGGCGTGGGTCGCGGCGTCGGTCGCGGCGTGGGTCGCGGCGCCGGTCGCGTCGCGGGTCGCGGCGCCGGTCGCGGTGTAGGTCGCGGCGCGGGTCGCGGCGTAGGTCGCGGCGTAGGTCGCGGCGCCGGACGCGGCGTAGGTCGCGGCGTCGGTCGCGTCGTCGGTCGCGTCGTCGGTCGCGGCGTGGGTCGCGGCGCCGGTCGCGGCGTCGGTCGCGTCGTCGGTCGCGTCGTCGGTCGCGTCGTCGGTCGCGGCGTGGGTCGCGGCGCCGGTCGCGGCGCCGGTC